CCAATCTTCATCAGATACTTCAATATATCCTTCATTTTTCAATTTTTCTACACCTCCCCAATCATCAGCTAAAACCAAAGGAACAGCAGATATTTTTTTACCTTCTTCATCAAATTTTATTAAATACATAAAATCAACCTTTCTTCTATAAATCTTCATTTTTTACATCAGATATATTTATAAACTCATTTTTTCAACTCCTTTAACAATGGGGAGAATGGAACAACGGAAAAAATTATTTTCCTGTAACATTTACTTCTTTTTACAAAATCGCTGTATGTGGAAGTTATAGTTTCGATGATAATGATAATACTATAAACAATGTCAGCAATTTAAATTATTTTAACGCTCAAAAACGGTACTCATGTATTACTCATTACATTGCTATAGGCAAGTAACAATGGGGATATAGAAGTGATACAGGTTATGGTGGTAGAACTGTTACTTTTCCTATTGCATTTATAAAACAATGTTTTAACGGTCATGTTACTACTAAAAGAAGTGGGGATAGTTCTAACGGAAATAACTATGTTGATAAATTAACTACTACCAATATGTGGACTGTTTGTGATGGTGGTGGTGGTTATTGGTTTGCAATAGGTGTTTAAACCCCAATAGCAATATAACATAAAGAAACATCGTATAAGTAAGAAAAACTATTTAGCTCTTTTGAATTTAAGTGATATCCACAATTTGCACTATCATCACTATTTATACCTACCGCTAAAATACTAGAAAAGCTTTTAAAGTCTATAGGTAAATGAATTACTTTTCTCCACTGTCCGCTATCATTAGCAAATCCCCATTGTAGAATTAGACCATTACTATATTTAACCCACCCATTTTGTGTTAAACTGCCTCCAACAATGCCACCGAGTGTACCGTCGGTTTTGAATTGATTAATGAGGTTTCGGACAAATTCAGTTGTAGCTATTTTTGTACTATTATCAGAAGTTCCTTGTGTAGGAGCTGTAGGACTTCCTGTTAATGCAGGACTTGCTTTTGGTGCTAACGTAGATAAATCAATATTACAAGCTGTTGCTGTTCCAGCATTAAGATATATAGGTTTACTAGCACTTCCTACTGTAGAAGTTCCTAATTTACTAGCAGTTGTAGCATTTGCTACAGAGCTTACAGTTTTCCACGTTCCATCTCCAGCTAAAAAATGGCTTGCGTTGCCATCTCTCTTTGGAGCTAAACCGTTTGCAGTAGTGGATACAACTGCTGTACTTGCTTTGCCATTCCATGTAGTTTTTTCTGTATCTGTTACAAATCTGTGTGTCGCGTCTTGAGTAATCATGGTGGCAGGGTGATTTGCTGGGTGTACATAGTTGTTTGCACCTGTTGCAATACCATCTAATTTTTTCTTTAGTTCTGGGGTCATGTAACCTTTCAAACTATCTGTAACCTCTCGCCAATCTTGAGCATTTACTACGTTTTGCAATGTATCAAGCCATTGCTTTAATAATTTATCATTAGATAAAATTACACTAAAAATCAAATTCATTGTAGAATAAAGCACTGGGTCCTTTGAAATAAGTTGCGGAATTTCTAAAAAGAAATCATTACTACTAGGTATTGATTCATCTGGTCTTTTAAACCCATTTATCTCACTTGGCATTAATAACCCAAATTCTTTTTTTAATTCTTCACTATTCATCTAACCACCTCAAAACTCTACAGTCCATTTAAATATTGCTCCACTTTCAGCATCTACACCTTTAGATGTTAAGAGTCGCATTTTAGCAGCAGTTTGTTCTTCTTCATCTATCAAAGCTACTTCATTTATTGCACCAGTATACTCACCAGCTTCAATTTCTGCTTCAAAACAAACAGAAGTTTCAACCGGATAAGTAACTTCTTTTATATTTTTAGTTAGAACAACATTATTAAGTGGACCATTATCTGTTGGTGGTGCAGGATTTCCTTGCTCGTCTGTTTCCCCTGCTATACCAAAAGCCATTTTTACAATTTTACTTATTCTCCCTGTTGTTCCTATAGCTTGTGCAAATGCAGTTCTATAATCTGTAGTCGTTTTTTTATTGCTTTTTAAAAATGTATCTTGGTCAAATTCACTTTGTCTTTGTACACCTACTCCATTAACAGTTAAAGTATGTGTTGTATTTACATTACTCATAATATTTCTTTGCTCCCTTCATCTATAATTCCATGTTTTGTACTATAAAAAACACATATATTTTCCATTTGTTTATCTATTTCATAAGCACCACTTAAAATATGGCTACCGTCCCAACAAAAAGAGCCGTCCCATAGGTTTTTTGCGTTCCCTGTGGTTCGGCTCTGTGTAGCATTAATTTTTCCTGTGTTTAATGCCTTGTTTTCAATGTTTTGTTTAAAGTCTATATCTACATAATAAATACTGCCTGCTTTATGGCTTGTTAAAAGTCTGTGCTTAGATGTTATTTTATACGTTATATCTGCGCTTTGTCCTGTCTTAAAGGTCTGTGCAGAATTAACTTTAGTTAAAATGTCTATAACATGGGACTGCCTTTCTTTGTATTTTGCATTCGGTTTTAAGCCACTCCAGTCGATACTGCCGTCCCAGCACCAGACACCGTCCCAATAAGTTTTTTCTGCCGTGCCCAAATTCCAGAAATTATGGTTGGCGTTTACATATTGGGTAATGTTTGCTTTATGGCTTGTTAAAATTTTACTCAATATATAAAAAACAGTTTTAAATCCTAAATGTGCCGGTTTATATAGTTCTATAGCCGCTCTTAAATCCCCTAAAGATATAAGCCCGTCTATATTAAAAAACACTTCAAACCAGTATTCCGAATTGTGTTCTATTATCTGCGCTGATTTATCCGAAATAAATTTATTTGCTAAATCGGTCATGAATTTAATTGTAGATGCATCATGCGCATTTAATAAAATTTTTATGCGTGTACGGCGCGTCTGATAATCGTCATTTGATTTCGGAATAATATTTAAAAATTCCTCGAAATAATCAAGTCCCCATGTTGCCGTATCTATAAATAACTGGTCCAATAAATCATTTAATATTAAGCGTATGTTTTCATGTTCTCGGCTTTCTGCTGTGTTTACAGTATAAAATTTGTAATCTTTTTGTAGTTTATACGGTAAATATCGTAATATATCTATTTTACTTTTCCGAAGCCAGATATAATCACTCAATTAAATTCACCTGCCCTACAGTCGGAAGCTGTTCATCAGTAAGCACGATATTTTCTGTCTGATTATTCAGCGTCAAATCGCTATAATCTTGTACGCCTGTCGCCGCTTTTTCCAATATAACTTTGCCGACCTGTGCATAAGATACGTATTCACTTTTAAATGCAGTTGTTTTAAAAAAATCGTTTACAGCATTTTTAATGCCGTCGATATTGCCACTACCTTTCGTTACTTTTAAACTTATATCTATATTCAACGGTTTCGGGCTGACCACAGTTACGGTCGCACCTATCGGTCTTTGCTCATCAATGTAGTTTTGTACTTTCGCAATCAAATCTTCACTTGCTATTTCATTTTCAGCATCCGTTATTATTACCTTTACGGTGCCGTTACCGTTCCAAAGCGGCAAGACTTTAACTCCGCCTACGCCGTCAACATTTGTTGCCCATATAATGTAATGGTTTTTATTTCCACTTGTTGCCGGTTGTCTAACTTTAAATAACAGACGTTCCAAAAGTTCGGCATCTGTTTCCTCATCGAAGCCATCATAAGCCGGTTTGTTATTCGTAACGGCGGATACTCCGTAAATACTCACGGGGATTTTCGTTATTGTTTCGACATCTACATTGCACGAGGTGCCAATATCCTGAGACTGTGCCTTTACGTCAACTTTGCCGTCTTGTCCGATTTGTCCTGTTTCTATAGTCAGAAAGTTTTTCCCGTCATTGGTGCTGAACAAAGAGCCTTCCTGTACGGTAGTTCCTGCTTGCCCTGTTACAGTCAGAATAACGCTGGAATTTGTCGCTTCTTGCCGGATAATGCCATGTTCTTCTGCCTTTTTTGTTAGCCAATCCCCCCAAGAAGTTTGCGGAAAAGAGGCTTCAACAATTAATGCCATTTCCGCATATGCTTTTTCAAATTCTTTGGCGTTGGCAGACAGCGTATCCCATGCAAAACCGCCTTCAACAAGATTTACCTTGTCGTCTGCTGTTTCGGTATAATACTGCTTTAATCGTTCCAGTATATTTTTCTTTGTTTCCATTTCAAACATACATAAATCACACCTCGATTTTTTGCGTTGATTTGCCGTATACCGTGGTAAGCTCCAGATTTAAAGTTATCTTTTTGTTCATTTGCTCGACAGATATATTATTTACTGCCAAAATATACGGATTTACAAGCAATGTTTCCTTCACCGCATTATACAATTCATTCGCATTTATTTCATTGTTCGGCACTTTACCGATAAATTTTCCCAAATCCAGCCCGTAATCGTCATAATATGCACCATATCGAAAACGTTCCGTCTGCAATACTTTATATACCCATACTTTTATTGCTTCATTTCGTGTAACTATTTTAATAGAACCATCATCATTATAAATAAAAGAATTTCTATTAAAATCCCATGCGTATTCCTTAAATTCTTTCTGCGTGTTATATTGCTCGGTATTTACAGTATTTCCCGTCATAAAAGGATTAGCCATATCAATTACCGTCCAATCTTTTACCTTTACTTAATATCCAAAACTGCTTCACTGTTTTATTATCATCTCCCATAATTGGTATCATTAAAACTTTATCGCCAATTTGCCATGTATCAGTATAAACAATACTTGCTGTATAATCGTTGTCGATATCGTGGTTATGACTTTCATAAGCACTATCACCACTGCCGCCACCACGATTTTGAGTAGCAGATATTATA